ACGGCCTCGACGGCCTCACCGAGTCCTTGGAACGCGAGAATGAGTGGTGCGATCGTGGTGACGAGAAAGCCGATGCCCGCGGGCAGAACGCCGATAAGTCCAATGAGATCGCCGAGCGCACCGGCCAGGCCGAGGATCGCCGGAATCAACGCCAGAATCAGCGTTATGAGTGGTGACGGCAGTACCGTGCCGAGACCGAGTAGGTTCTGTCGTAACCGGTTGAGTGTGTCGAACACGCTCGTGCTGGTCTCGCGGATGTTGGTAATGAAGCTGCGTCCGGTGTCGCGCGCCTCGCGCTGGACGCGCCGGAGGTCGCGCACCGCGTGGTCGGCCATGTCGTCGACCGCGTGTTGCGCGACCTCGGCACCGGCGGCGATGTCGAGCGCGATGGCACGCCCCGCGTCACGTGCCTCATCCGCCACGTCGTCGAGTGACTCCGCTACCGAGTGCTCGGCCTGCTCGAACGAGCGTGAGATACTCCGTCCGGCCTCGCGAAAGTCCTCTTCGACCCGTTCGGTTGCGCGCAGTGCCTGACGCAACATCGTGCGAAAAGCGTCGTCGAGGTCGCGCCGTAGTCGTCGCTCGAAGTCCCGAAGATTCGGCTCGATCTCGACCGACGCGGAGTCGATCGGACGTCCGGCCAGCGGGGCGGTCACGGCTTACCTACCCGGTATCTTGATCTCGGTCATGGCGGAGGTGCTGCTGCGCGCGGCCTCGAGCGCGCCGGGCCACCACGACGGCACCGGAATGCCTCGCTTATCGACCGGACGTCCGGCGACCACGGTCGTCGGCGCGTCAGTTGTGATCACCGGCGGCCCGAGTAACATCTCGTCCAGTCGTGCCAACGTCGCGCCCCTCTCCTTGTCGTCCGGTGGCACCTGCAGTCGCAGGTAGTGGTGCACCAGGTCGAGGAACCGATCGGGTGTTAGAGCGGTTGGCTCGATACCACGAGCGGCGCACCAACCGGTGAAGTGGTGCCAAACCCGTCGTCCGGTGACCCAGCTGACGAGTCCGACGACGGCTCGGTAGGGCGGAGCCCGTACGCTCCCATCAGGTGATTGATGATGGGCATGAGTTGCAGTCGTAGGTCGATGGCGACGCGACCGTCACGCGAGTTGATACGCTCACGCATCCGGTGTGCCTCATCCTCGGGCAGCAGCACGTCAAAGATCTTAGCGATGCCCTCGACCATCGCGTCGATGTCACCGCTCTCGGGACTTAGCAACTTACTCATGTCTCGCGCCGCGCGCACCATGTCCTGCATCGCAGGAATGGGAATGATCGGGTGTGCGTGAAACACGTCCTCGTCTACCTTGAACGGCTTACTCTTACGACTGATCGAAAAATCAACGATATCGATCTCATCGATGTGTTCGTCCGTCACGTCGGCCCTCCGTGTGTTGTGTCCTAGTGCGACGGTACAACGCCCGACGGAGATATCGACCCCGCGCTATCAATCCTTAGCCGCGATCAGGGCATCGGCGAGGAACGGATTGGGCTTCATACCCTTAACAGATTTCACGATGACCGTCTTCGAGCCGACCTTGAAGCGTAACGCCCGACGAGATGTCGGTACGATTCGTGCCCGGTGTGGCCCGTAGATGCCCGTGCCACCGTGGATCCAGCGGGCGCGTCGATCCACCGTGCCGATCCGCACGCGCGGCTGACCGCCGACGTAGAACAGCGTGACTAAAACGCTGGACCGGAACTTACCCGTGTCAACCCGCTTCGGATGGCGAGCGTCCGTACCCGAGAGCAGCACGCGTGCCCGGTTCTGCACCTTGACACCTCGACGTAGCAGATCCTTGACGACGCCGCCACGCGGGTTGGTCAACAGCGCGTGAAGTGCGTTCTGATTGATCTTATGCGTGACACTAACGGGCACGGCGTCACCCGCAGCAGTTGAAGGCGTTGTGCAAACCGAACTGGTACGACATCTGCAGTCCGCCGCAGGCACCGCTGGGTCCGACACGCGTCACCGCGCCGACCTCGAAGTTCGTGATCCGTGACGGTCGCTCGCGCCGGTACCCGGCGAGACAACACAGCGCACCCTTCCGCAACGCGTACGCGTCGTGTGCCTGGTTCACGGCCGACTCGACCAACTTAGCCGGTGTCGGCGGGACACCCGCGTCGGAGGACACCGGTACGCACCGAATGAGGTGCACCTGCACGGATACCACGACCAGCGGCGGGCCGCAGTTGCCGCGCGGCGTACCCGACGTCTGCGCCGCGAACGTGTCGGCCGGGAACTCAGAGATGATCGACTGCGCGAGCAGTCCGCAGTCACACGCATCCCACGCCACGTCGCCGGGCTGCATCGCCACGTACCGGCGCACGTCGCCGGCCGGCGTTGCCTGCACCTCGGTACGGATGCACGCGCCGACGCCGGTCACCACCTGGATGACGTTCAGCGGGACCCAAAACGACGTCGTCACGTATTCACACGCCGATGGAACATCTGCTCAACATCGTAGACCTGGCCACGACGCTCGCGTCGGTGAGGGTTGACCGTGTCGATGAACAGGTCGCTGAAGTAGCCGAGACTGAGCCCGGCCAGCGCATCGGCTAGGTTACGTAGCTCCATCGTCACACCTTGCCGGGTAAGTGTCGTCACGTTGCGCGGTAAGACGCACTCCTCGCCGACGCACGCCTTCGCCAGCTCGGCGGTAAGCTCACCGACGGCCAGTCGGCCGAGTTGCGGTACCTCCTCACCGTACGACGCGGTGACGGACCACGTGCCGACCTCGGTGTCGAGCTTCGTGAGATCATTGCAGGCGGGCCACTCGTTACCACCCGTGCGCACCAGTAACCGCGAGTTCTGTAGGGACCACCCGCTGGCCGGAACGCTGACGCCGTCGATCTTCACCTCGATGATCTGACTCACCGGCGCCGGCAGTAAGACTTGACTCAACGCCGTGCATGAGCACGAGTCGGAGCAGACGCCACACGTCGCGTTGAACCACGCACCGGCCCACCAGTACGGACGCGGACCACCGCCACCGCCGTAACTCCACTCCCACCACGTGGTACCGATGCCGGGCGGCCAAATGTCCCCAGAGCACGACTTCCGACACGGCCGTAGGGTTACCGTACAGAACCCGAAACGACGTCCAGAGCGGGCGTCGAGCACCTCGGTGGCAACCTCTAGCATCGTGCCGGTGACCGTGGCGGCCGCCGCGGACAACTCGACGCACGTGAAGATCGGATCCCAAGGTGCACACGGCCCGGTACCGACGTCCGTCTCGGTCGTCAACACGTGCAGCAACTCACTGGCCTGCACCGGTTCACCGTCGGGATCCGTGCCGTTCCAAACGGCGAGGTAGTCACCGACGGGTAGACTCGGCGACGTATCCCACGGGTACGTGTTGATGCCGGTGGCCGGGTTAGCGACGCCGACGGTGGTCGGCCCAACGATCACCGGTGATCCGTCAACCTCCTCTACCGTGATGCCGACACCGGTGACGTTGACCGCCGGTCCACCCGGGAACTCGAACCACTCCACGACCAGCGTGACGGTGGTGCCGCGTACCACGTTCGTCGTCACGGCGCCTCCTAAGTCAGCGGGAACGTGAGGCCGTCGAGGTTGACTCTACCCCCGGAGACCAGTGCCGCGCGAACGGACACGGTGCCGTCGGAGTCCACGTCTAGAAAGGTGTTCGCGGCACCCGTACCGCCGGTGCGTAGCGTGAACGTGTTCTGCACCGGTGGCCGGTGTCCGGCGGGTAACGTGATAAGCGTCGCGTCCTGCGCGATCGAGCCGGTGATGCTCAATTCACCGCGTAGGCGTACCACCTGCATCAACGGTTCGACTCGGCTACCCGCCGCGGCGTGGGGTGAGCCGACATCCCCGACGTTCGTGCCAAACGACGGCGCAACCCACGCGCCGGGTTGCATGTTCGAACCGGTGACGACTCCGCTGGCCGCGACGAGTCCAACGACGATCACATTTCGCTGCACGATCAGGTCACGGGCAACCGCCGAATCGCCGTTGACGTACGTAACGAACATATCAGTGTTATCCGACAGCGCGAACGAGCCGATGGCCTGATTCGATCCGGCGCCCGAGTGTGCCTGTGCACGGAACGCGTACTGGTTCGCGACGGGTGACCGCGCACGTAGACACGCGAATCCGTTGAGGTATCCACCCCGTTGGCCGTCGTAGCGAAATTGGAAGAGATCGGCACCCTCGATGCCGCCGTTGTTCGGCCGATTGAGGAACACGGTGTCCGCGAACGCGACGTCCTGATCGAGTCGCGGATACACCACGGTACCCGAGACGATGTCCGCGCCGTCGTGATCGTGCGCCGGGAACTCGGACGTGTATCCCGTCGCCGACACGGTGGGCGAGTCCTTACGCGAGCACCACGGCGCCACACGCCGAGACCGGCGGCGGGGTGGTGGTGACGTTGTAGAGGTAATGCTTCGTGAGGTTGGTGATCGCACTCGGAATCCACGGACCGGCCGAACCGGGACCGTTACCCCACAGCGGCCCGATCTTCTCGGTCTCACCGGTGGTGTGGAACTCGAACGGCGCGTTCTCGAAGGTGAACTGGTTCACCTTGCCGTTGCCCACGTTCATGAACGCCCAGTAGACGTACCGCTGGAGTCCGGTCGTCGGGTCACACGCGTTGGGGCCGGTGACCTGCTGCCACGTCTCGAGCGAGTACCGCGCGGTAACCAGGCCCTCGCCGAAGGCGACGCCGGTGCCGGTCGTGCCCGCGTTGGCGATCAGCGTGTCGCCGGTGACGATGACGATGGCGTCGGGATCGAGCACGCACCAGTCGATGAGCAGTTCGACCCGGGTCAGCTGCGGCTTGTCACGCTTGTAGTTACACAGCTGTCCGTTGGCCTTGACCAGCTGGTGCTCCTGTCCGTCGAGATACTGCGGCGACGGCGTAATCCGCACGAAACCGTCGGTGACCACGACGGCGCTGGACGCACCGGTGACCGGGTTGCCGCAGACGTCCAGCTTGACGAGACGCACCACCTCGCCGTGGATGGCATTCACGCACTCGGCGACCATGTCTCACTCTCCCTAGCCCGGTACGCCGGGTGCGCCGGCCCCGAGGCCACCTATGGATACCGGTATCGCGAAGTGACAGCACTCCCACCCGATGACGTACGTTCGCTCAGCGATGGCGGTCACCGTGTTGTTCGAGCGAGTCAGGATCTCACCGTTGGTGCCGATCAACTTCACCGCCGATCGGTAACCGAAGAGCGCGCCGGTGGCGTAGATCCAGCGGGTACCGTTCGGTGGTGCGGTGCCATCGGGCGCCGTGCCCGGATACCCCGAACCGGCGACCACCTGGTTTCCGTTCCACGTGAACAGCTTCCCGCCTATCTGGCGTAGTTGCATCGCCTCGGCGAGCGGGGGAGTCACCGACATCGGCACGTGAATGACGCCGACACCGTCGTAGCAAGTGGCGAGTCGTTCCTCGAGTAGGCCGATGCCCTCGACGACGTCAACGACGCCGCCGGTGACCGTGACGGCCGCCGTCTGCAACGTCACCATGCCCTCTACGAGCGCCGTGTTTGCGGCGAGGTGTGGGTACACGACGGGTTGCAGTCCGGCCACACCGGTCCAGAACGCACGTTCCACCTGTCGCTGCTCGGTGCGGCCGATGAGCCGGAGTGCGTTTTCCTCGGCCTCATCCCAGAAACCCGGCGCCGAGCAATCGATCAGCGAGTACGGCGAGAACGCGGTGGCGCCACGAAATGTCTTATCACCTGTGCTGCCCTTGGTGGGCGGGGGAGGCGGTGGTCCACCCGTGCCGGTAACCGAGAAGCAACCTTCGTACGTCAGACCGGTAACGGCGCCGGACGTCGAGCACAGCGGCTCATAGTCGACACCGAGCCGCCAGTGTGGATCAGAGTCGACACGAAAGTCGATCGCCGAGAACAGGCCGAACGGAAGTGGTGTGAACCCGGGAGGTGGGACCTCCAGTCGTGCGTTGACCATGTGTCCTCACCTCCCGCCGTCGAAGTCGATCGCCACGGTGGGCGCTTACACGCCGCAGGCGGTGAGGTCCGCGGCACCGGTGGTGCCATCCGGGCAGATCGGCACGGTGTACAGCCGGGACTCGTGACCCATCTTCGCGATCAACCAGCACTCCTCCTGCCACTCGGCCGTGTGGTCGTTGGTGGCGTTGAGCACCGAATCACGGATGACACCGAGGTTGAGTCGCAGTCCCCGGCCGAGTACGAACGTACCCGGCGCGTAGATCATGAACTGGACGGTGAGCGGCCAGACCACGATCGGCGTCGACTGACCCGGGAACCCGGAGGCCCGCACCTGCCAGTCATTAACCCACTGAACGCGAACGTTCTCGACGTCGAACATGTCCATGAGCGCGGCGTCGGCGACCGTAAGATACCGGAAGTCACCGCCTCGCTTCCGCAGGTCAGACCGCATCGCGGCGCGCACCCAACGGGGGAGGATAACCTCGAGGATCGCGTCTTCGCACATCGCGTACTTCTCACGGTAGTCGATCGCGGCGAGTGAGATCGCACCGAGCACCGGCGCGACGAGGCCGGATCCCGCGGCACCCATGCCGGTGATCGCCGTACCGCTGGCCGTGAGCAACTTCGCGATGTACCGACCGTTCATCTTGTGCGCGTGTGCCGCGAACAGCAACTTGGTGTGATTCGCGATCAACTCGGGGAACGCATCCTCCGTCAGGTTACCGACGGTGAGACAGATGCCGTCACACTCGAGACGTTCCTCGAGGAAGGACGGACACGGTACCCGTGCGCAGGTCTTGGTGCCGGCGCCGGTGCCGGTGACGGCCGCGACATCCTGCAGTTCGGTCCACGACCACATCGCCGCGTTACCGACCAGGTCACCGAACGAGGCCGACACTGGGAAGCGAATGCCACCCCGGTTGATGCCGATCGTCGGAAGGTCGATCATGCCGTCTTCACAGACGATGTTGTAGAAGTCATACGAGATCTCACTCGGCGCGCACCAGCCACCCGCGGCGACCAGCGCCTCCGGGTCCGTGGCCGCGGTGAGCACGTCATTGATCTGCTCAGGTGTCGCATCCGGGCCGAGGGTGTACCGGAACTGACGCTCGAGCGCCGCGATCGGGTAGCGCGTCGCGCGCTCCCAGTCCTCATCGGCACCCCGCACCGCCGCGATCGGCAACGCGCGGGCGCGCGCCGTCATCGCGGCGACCAGCGAGTCCATGCCGTCCAGCCTACCGCCCGTGGTGAAACCCGGGATGTCGGCGGAGGCCACGAGCACCGGCTCGGTGCGCGGCGCCTTGATCTTCGGCGCGTGCGTCTGCGCGTCCGCGAGTGACAAATTCAGCTTGCGAGTCGCACGCCGCGCCGGCTGGGTCGTCGCGCCGCCGGCGACCACCGCGACCGCCGGCGCCGGAGTACCCTCGCCGGCGCCCTCATTGTCACCCTCGCCGCCCTCGGCGTCTCCGTCACCCTCGCCGTCCTCGGGCTCCTCGGGCTGAACGTGCACCCGGGCCATGAGGGCCTCGCGACCGGCGGCGATGTCCGCGCGTTCCTGGATACGGCGTGCGTTCTCGCCGCGAACCGTGTCGACCATGTCGGCCAGCTCGGTTGCGCGCGCCAGTCCGTCCGCGTTGATGTTCGGATCGCCGGTGACCTCGTCAAACTCGGCGGTGGCGTCCGTCTCGAACGTCGCGAGTTCCTCGTCACTCAGCGCGGTGTAGTCCTCGGGAGGCTGGACCGGCCCCTTGTTCTTTGCCACGGCGTGCCACCTATCGCATCTGCTTCGTAGTGACAAGGATCGGCCCGGTACCAGCATACGGAGGTACCGGGCCGACTGTCAAACGAAACCGTGGTGAGATTTAGCCGCGCGAGTTGGCGATGGCCGCCCGGACGCTGGACAACTCGGCCGCGCGACGCTCTCGCATGGTCTGCGTAACCGGTGCGATCGTCGACGTGTCTACCGGCTCCGTGAGCTGCGCCGAGGTCACCGCCTCCTTCGTCTTACCGCAACCGCAAGCCATTGTTCACTCCTCCAGTGCGTTTCGGCGACGCCGACGCGTCTCCTCATCCATCTCATCTGAGAGTAGTCTCTCGAGTGTCCGAAGTTCACGCGCCTCATCCTCATCGAGACCCTGATCCTCGGCCTGCGCCTGAAGCTGATGCAGTCGTTTCCGATTCCCCGAACGCGTGGGACCTTCGACCGGGAAGTCGACGTAGTCCACGTCGCCGCCATCTCCGATGTTCGGGACGCTTGAGATGCGGCCGCGACCGTGACCACCGTCACCCACGCTGTCATCTACCCACTTGCCGGTGGCGGGGTTTCGCTTCTGGTTTTTACGGAAGCGAAAGCTGGCATCATCTCCCACGTCCAGCGTCGCGGTCGAGTGCACCCGTGACTTCAACGCCGCCACGCGGTCGGCCGGTGTGCGACCGAGCCGTCGCTGTAGGCTGGCGACGACGACGTCGAACGCGTTACGCTCGACGCGCGACCGCTGCAGCTCGAAGTCGACGTCCGCGTCGGCGTGAACGACGCGCACCGGCACGGACGCCGCGACGAGCTCACCGTTGTCCACCTGAACGGTCGGGGCGCTCCGAGCCAGCGGGAAACCCGGCACGGGTACGAGCAGTGCGGCCACGAGCTCGCGGCGTCCCGGCTGATCGCGGATTGGCTGCCAGTCACCGGAGAGCCGGCACGTCATCATCTTCGTGATCTGCTCGGCGGTGACGCCGGCCACCAACGCGCCGGCCACCCACGTGCCACGCTCCGACTCGCCGACGTTGACGCGCGCCACGATCGAGCACGTGTTGTGGTAGTGGTCGGGCGCCCAGTTCAGGTCGGCGCGTCGCGGGTCGTGCGGGTTGGCGTGGCCGCACTCCATGGTGATCGGTCCGGTGACCACGCGTCCTCCGCCGGCGACGATGGTCTCGCCTCCGAGGAACCGCCGGTAGTCGACGTTCCGCGGCGCGTACACCCTGCGGTCGGCGAACGACCGGTGGGCGACGTTGGCCGGCGCGAGCCAGCCGTACACGCGACCCTGGTCGGTGACGGTGAGCGCGCCGTGTTGCTGGACATCCAGCGGTTCGGCGAACCACTCGGCCGGCGGCACGTCCGAGATCGTGATGACGTGAGCCGCGGCGGTCAGCGGCTCGGCGGGGGGTGTCGGTGCCATGCCGGCGGCCTCCAGGTGTCGCTGTAGGTGGGCGCGCGCCCGCTCGACGCGCTCGGCGGGTAGCCGCATTAGATCCAGCGCACGCAGCGCCGCGGTAACGCCGGTGACGTTGGCCGGACCGGCGACGCCGTTCTCGTCCACCTCGTGGTGCAGCAGCGCGCAGTCGTCGCGCGACGTCATGCCGCTGGTGTGCCAGTTAACGGTCGCGAACGCGCGCAGCGCGCTGGTCAACTTGAGGTCACGCGGCAACCGCGACGCGTGAAGCGGTGCGTTCCACGGTCCGTCAGACAACTCGATGAAGTGCTGCTCGCTGAGTGCGTAGGCGGGCGAACGCGTCGACTCGGGCGGGCTACCCACCCCGCTGGCCGGTGGACTCTCGCTGCGTAGGTAGATCCGCGACTCGGTGAACGCCGGGTACTCGACGAGTGTCGCGCCGCGCAGTCGTCCCTTGTGGTAGATGGTCTTCTCGGGCTTGCCGAAGACCAAGGACACGACGTCACCCTCGAGTCCTTCGGTCTGCGGCTGCTCCGGGTAGATCTCCTCAACGAACGCGTCCTTGGTCGAGTCGACCATACCCGAGACGCCGGTGAGTCGCGGCGTCGGCTTCTCGGACATGCGTCGGAACGCCTCGTGCGCGTGATCGTCGGGCGGACCGCCGAGGTCGAGCGTACCGCGTCCGTTGACGAGCATGACCGGTTCGGGGTGCCCCGGCAACATCACGGGTCCCTCACGCCACACCTCGTGGATGGTGCCCACGCGTGTCGTCTTGTCGTTGGTGCCGCCGTGACTGTACTCGTACTGCCAGTCGAGCGGCATGTTACCGCTGGCCGGGTCATCCCAGTCGAGAGAGTTGTGCGCGAACTCGCGGCCGTCACCCGACTCGATGCCCTCGACGATCAGCGTGCCTTCCCAGGCGCCGGTCTCGTCGACGGTGAAGCCGAGCGTGTCCTCGGTCTGCGTCGTAAACGTCTCGCCGTCGAGCTCACTGGGCACGGTTCCTCCTCGGGGCCACTCGCCGGTCGCGGCCTTGTGATACTCGGCGCAGAGTCCGCCCGGATCCGTTATGGAAGGATGCTTACTCAGGTGCCGGATGCAGCGACCCATCGCGCCGTCGGTGCCCCACCGGATCTTGACGGCACCCTCGCCACGCGTCCAGTACTTAAGCAGACCACGACCGCCGGGTGCGACCGCGAGCGAGAGCTCGTACACCTCGATCTCGGTGGTGTTCGCGTTCGCGTAGAGGGCGCGTACCTGCGCCTCGGCGGACGACTCGCTGTCGTGACACGCGACGGTGGACGAGTCGGCGGCCTTCACGACGCACCACTTATCGCCGCGCTTCTCGACGTCCCACGGCACGGCGCACCTCCTCCACCCGCTGGTCGCTAGGGTAGCACTAGGAGGAGATCTCGCCGAGTGGGATGTCGACCACCTCGTCAGAGAACGCGACGCGGATCCGGTCGAAGATGATCGGACCGGTGAGCTCGGCCAGCGACTCCACGTCCACGTCGCCGCCCTCCGCGTAGAGCAGGGTGACGTGCGGGATCCACGGCGAGCGCTGCTCGGGCATCACCCAACCGTCGTCGCGTACCGCACCGAGTGTCTCACACACGCTCCACTGGAGCTCCTCGAGCGCGCCGGTGTCATCGCCGACTATTAGCACGACGCACGGCTCGTCACCCTGCGGGTTGAACTCGGCGACGGCGAACGCGCTGCCGGTGACCGGAACGTCGACCGCGTGGTGCAGCAGTTGCTTGATAATCTCACCGCGTGCGGCGGGTGGCACCGTGCTGGCTGCACCGAGGAACGCGAGCGTTAGGTGCAGCTGTTCTTCATCCTCACCGCCGTCGACGGCCAGTCGCTCGGCGTCGACGACTCGTGGCACGAGCGCGATCATGGCGCCGGTGTGTGACTCGCCGGCCGCGGTGAGGATACCAAGCACCTCCGCATCGGTGAGCTCGCGTTCCGCGACGATCGTAGACGACGCGATCTCCTGCCACGGCGGCACGCCGGTGGTCAGAAAGCGACGCGCCTGACCGTCGCTCAACGGCACGGCCTCGACCAGCGTCGTCAACCTGAAGCCGTGGTCACTCTCGACGGGTCCCACGTTCGACGGCTGGGTCACGGCTCCGGCACCACCCTCAAGCGCACCACGATCTTACTACCGACCTTCTTCACCGAGATGATCCGGAAGTGGAGGCCGGCGGCCAGCGTCATCTCGTTCTCGGACTTGAAGTGAGAGATCGGTCGAACGTACGCCATGGGCGTTCCCGGCGGCGCCTCGATCTCGAGTCGCACGGTCTTCGAGAACGCCTCCTTACCCCCGACGCTGGTCGAGCTGAAGCCGTCCGCCCGGTACGTCTGGCCAACCATCGCCAGTAGTTGATCATAGCTCTTCGCGCCGCCGACGCCGTCCAGGCCGGTGCCGCGGTGTAACAGCATCGGTCGCGTGGACGGCCGCATGCCGGCCTGTATGTGAATCATCGCCGTCTCGTTCGAGGACGAGAGCGAGTCGGAGTCACCCCACAGGTACGAGTTGATCGAGTAGTAGATGCCGCCGGTGTACGCGGTGAGGCCGGCCTGCTCCTCACTGGTCCAGTCCCCGTACTTCTTCTTGGACGCCTTGGACGCGGCGAGCGCATCGATGGTCGACACGACGTCGTACGTGTACTTACCGGTCGTGTCGAAGTCCTCGATCTCGGCCGGAACCTTGAGCTTAGGCTTCTCAGGCTTCGGGATCGGCAGGCCCGCGGCCGCCGCGGCGCCCTTCGGTGTCTTGAGCCACGCGAGTACGTTGTTCTGGTAGGCCTTCGCGTCGTTGCCGGTGGCCTTGACCTTCGCCGCGCGGATCTCGTCGAGTACCTGTAGCACCTGCAGCAACGATAGGTTGTAGTCGCTACCAACTTGCTTAGCCGCGGTGTAGATCGCGGCGGGTGAACCCTTCGCGGATGAGGTGCTCGGCAGCTTCTTGAACTCGGCGTAGATCTCCTGCTTGGTGGCGGCCGGAAGGTGACCGATGCCCGATGTGGTGATGTCGGGTGGCTCGGCGCCGGGTGTGAGCGGCGCGGTGGACGTGGGTGACTGACCCAGCGCCTCCTTCAACTGCGCAATCGACAGTCCTGACTGCACGGCGCCCTTGTTGGTCTTAAGCCACTTGTGGATCTTGTCGGTGTGGGGCGTCGGTGACTTCTTGGTCTTGGTACCCTCGTCGAGCGCGTGCAAGATCTGCAATGTGCTATACGCGGGGTAAAGCTGCTTGATCTTCTTAACCGCGGCCCAGATGTCCTCGGGCTTCGAGTACCAGTGAGCGCCTTGCTCCTTAGCGAGCGTCTGCATGAACTGCTTCGACGCCGCTGAGATACCCGAAGTGTCGCCGACGACAGACGGTGTGACAACCGGCACGACAGACACCGGCGAGGTAACGCTACCGGGCGCCGGGTAGTCAGCTTGCTGGCCCGGCGTGCTCGGTACCTCCCACTGCCCGAACCACGGCTGTTTGCTCTGCTTGATGACTTCCTGCTTACCGACGACACTGACCTTCGACCATGTGCCGTCCCAGTTCTTTTTCTCGAACGTGTACGTCGTCGAGTTCTTAACCAGTCGCCACTGCCCATCTACCGACGTCGCAATGAGCGTACCGGGTGAAAACTTCCCACCGAGCAAACCCTGCCAGTTCTGGATCGTAAGCTCATTCTCAACGTAACCACCCGACACGTCGGGCTCACCGGTCCACGGCACCCACTTCGACCCGTAGCCAAACGTCAGTTGCTCGATCTGCGTGGAGGCGATGTCGCCGTCGTCACTGAGACTGACGTCGTCGATCGACAGCCACGTCCCGTGAAGCTGCTTCTTCTCGACCGTGATCGTGTTGCTGGCGTAGCTGTTGATAATGAGTCGGTACGTACCGTCGTGAGTCACCGCGATCGGTATCGTGGGATCGTACTCCTGCTCGTAGATGCCCGTGAGAACGCTGGACCAGTCGACGCCCTCGGCGATCACGTCCTCGGAGATCGTGGATGTCGTAGGCGTCGGCAGCTCCGTGAGCGAGAACGCCGGTGACGCCACGGCGTGCCACTCCGGTGCGTAGTTGAGCAGCTCACTATGCAGCTTATCGCCGGTGTCATACGTGTAAAGATCAATTGAATCGAGTTGTGACACGTACCACCGGGTGGTGTATGAGACCAAAAAGACACCGGTGTTGGTGCTCTGCGTGAGCTGATACTTGCCACCCGACGGCGTGATCGCCTCCGCGACCGCCGTGCCACTCGGGTAGTCACCCGCGTAGTTGCCTTCGATGATTTGATCCCAGTTGGGTGTGGTACCTACGTCAACGTCCCCGGGCTGCCCTACCAGATCGGGCGCGTTCGTGGCCTGGGGAGGAAGTGACGGTTCACCACCAGGGATGAACCAGCCGGTCTGACTCTTAAGCTTGGTGTACGCCTCCTTCTTGGAGTACGAGAATGATGTCGTCTTCGTTGGGCCTACGATGGTGTGCACGTACTTCTTTTGCCCATCATCCCACACGAGTTTCTGGCTGCCATCTGCCGAAACGGCGATAACATCACCGTCCGCGTATGGCTCCTTCGGCCAGATGACACCCGTGGTGATCTTAAGCGGGTCACCGGGCTTACCCTTCGGCTTCTTCGCACCACCCGAGAGTGTCGGACCTGCCTTCTCCTTCACGGGTGACTCGACGAGCGACTCGAGCTGCGGCGTGGATACCGGCTTAGACTTCGAAGGCTCCCCGTCATAGAGATCAAAGATCGCCTCGATGTTCTTAGCCAGCGCCGGGTGCAGTTGCCCAGACTGCTCGAGCTCCTTGATCTCCGCGTAGGTGAGCCACTTCGCGTCGCCGGTCTCGGTCTGGTCCACAACCGGGTCGAACATCTCGGGCGCGTCGGCGGCGATGGACGAGTACACCCACGGCTGCTTACCCTCGATCGGCACGGCCGTCGAGTGCGTGCCGACCTTCTTCATCGAGCCGACGTAGTCCGCGGGCGCGCCGATCTCCTCGTGGATCTCGCGCGCGGCACCCTGCTCAGGTGTCTCGAATTCATCGATGGCGCCCCCGGCCAGCTGCCACTTACCCTTGTTCGAGGAGACCTGGGGACCGCGCTGGACGAGCAGGAATCGTTCGGTGCCGTCCTCGTCGGTGTGTCGGATCATGACGCCCGCGGCGCCATACCGTCCCCACAGTCCCGGCGCGGCGTAGCCGTCGCCGGACTTCCCACGCTGATCCTTAGGCAGAATCGTGAACGGCATCGCGTCGGCCGCCGGCTTCTTCTCACCCGGCTCGGGTACGCCGAAGCGCTTCATGAGGTAGGCACGACGCTTCTTCAGCCTATCGGCGAGGTCCTTGC